AGAGCGGCTTCACCTTTCAGATCGTGGACGATATTAACTCATTGATGAGTTGAGCTCGGACATAGCGCAGAAACGGCGTCTGCAGCTCAACCGCCATCCATTCCTGCGACGGATAGAGAAATACCACAGGATTACCGGCCGCGCTCAATCGCTCGCCCTCGGCCACCAATTCGTCAGCGGTCTTTTTTGGCATTGTCGTTCGGCTCAAGGACATACGGACAATCCCAAAATTTAACAGCCGCAAGCATCTCGGCCTGATCTGCGGTCATGCCAAAGGCTTCTTGCAGCCGCTTCGCCTCATCACGGAAGGCTTTATGGAAGGCGTCATTATCTGCAGCCATTTGACCAACTCCTATTGATTACTGGCCATCCTAACCAAAAAATCAGTTCGTGCAGGAATAAAGGCCAAATCGACGGGGAAAGATACCATCCCCCTCGAGCTCTATTTGATTTGTTTTTGAAATCGCACTAGGAATCGCGAATGACCACGATCGACGCCCCCCGTTTTGCGCGCCGCGGCGGCTTTCGCCCCGGTTCTGGGCGCAAGAAAGGCACTGCAGGTCAAAAGCACCTGGCGACCAGGATCAAGGAACTCGCTACTCGCGAGCAGCTTGATGCCGTGGCCCAAATGGAGGGCGACGGCCCGAATGATCTGCATATTATGCGGCAGGTGCGGGACTTTTGGATGGGGGTTGCTGGCAAAATACAGGCGGAAGCGGCTGCGACTGTTGACGAAACTGGCAAGCCTGCGGAGCCTGATTACCGCCAGATTGGCTATTGCCTGGACCGGGCCGCGGAGTGCGCGAAAATGTCCGCGCCTTACCGGCATCACAAGTTGAGCAAGGTCACGATCGGCGGCAATGTCGAGCACACCGTGGACGCGACGGTCCGGATCGTGATTTCGGAGCAGGAAGCGAAGTGGTAGTTGACTATTAGTCCAAATCAGTCCAGAATTGTCTAATGAAGCCCGGACCCAAAGAAATTCAGCGCCGAGCATTAAGAGAGGCGATCTCATGCCGGTCAACATTATCCCCGAAATCTGTGCGACCTGCGGAACCGAGGTTACCGTCTACGTCCGAGCCTCTTTCTGTGGGCAAGCAATCGTTTTTATCCTCACAGCCAGTTGTCTCGGGTGTGAGGATAGGAAGGCCTCTGAAGAGCCAAAAGCACCTTAGTTACGAGACGACGAAGCCGTGGGAAGCGGAAGGGATGAGCCGAGCAACGTGGTACGCACGGAAGAAGAAACGAGGCAGCACCACGTCTACGAGCTAATCGATGGAAGAACCGATTGCGTGTTTTATGTGGGCGTGACGATGAATCCAAATGGCCGGTTTTATGAGCATGGTATGCCAAATGGCGGGAGTGCAGCGCTGCCGCGGTGGAAGGCTCGCGCGCCAAGGAAGTCTGCCCGTAAACGCAAGTTATAATCGGAGGCTGTATGAAATCCTGGCCAGAACTGACCGACAACCCGGAGGCATACGATTGCGAGCCGAGGGTGTATAATCTGAGGCAAGTGGATCGCCGCGGATTTATCATCGGGCAGTGGGCGTTTTGGATTGTGTTTTTCGCCGCCGTCACGCTGGTGGGTTGGTGGGTATGACAGAGCGCGAGCAGATTGAATCCTATATGGCAGCCTATTTGGCCGAACTGGCCACACAGCGCGATCTACCGCCCATTCGCACAGTTCTGCCGTGTGGGACGGTAGTGTTAGATTATCTAAACGACACGCGGCTTGTGCTTTTCAAGCCAGCCATTGAACCAATCGATCTCCGGGCTTTTTTTGAGCAAGAATGATGATCCGACTAGCCCGCATCGTTTGTTGGCTGCGCGGCTACCACATGCTGCATTTTGGGCTGTGTCAGGTCAGCGACAAATTCGATATTATCTGCAAGACGTGCGACCGAACATTTGTTGCAGCCGACGATCATTGGGTCCAACAGTGGAACGGCAAACGCATGCCGTGGCCGCGAGGGTCGATCGGTTGGCAAAAGGAACACGAGAAGTGAGCCGCGATCAGAACGAAATATATTTCTGCGACGACCGTTACGCTCCTGTCACGCACACAAAGCGTGAAGGCCTAGCTGTAATTGATGGTCCGCTGGTGCGCGACCTCGTGCTGCTGCTCGAGGAAGTGAAAGCGGCCAAGGAAGCACTGGCGAACAAGAGCGTTCGGCCCCATTTCAGGCCGCGAGGCGACAATGGCCATTCCAAAGCTAAAAACTAAATGGACTGGCGGCCGGGCTATGGTCGGTGCCCGCGCGCTGCTCGATGACCCAAAGTTAGGCCCTATCATCAAACGCGCCCTCGGTGAGGACTGGAATGCGGTTTTGGCGGTGAGAGTGGCCGTGTCCAAGATGCTACGCGCCGTTGACGGCCTAAAGGGCTGACATGCCGATCAGGCCGGAAAATCGACATCGTTATCCGAAAGACTGGCCAGCGATCTCGAAGCGGATTCGCGAGCGAGCAGGCAACAAGTGCGAGGAATGCGGCATCGCGAACGGCAAGTTCCGCAATAACACCACAGGCGAGATCACCACAAATCCAATGCAGGTAGAGACGTGGGAGTTGGCCGATGGCGATAGTGTCGCCAAGATCGTGCTGACGGTTGCCCACCTTAACCATCAGCCCGAAGATTGCAGCGACGATAATCTGAAAGCCTTATGCCAGCGCTGCCACAATCAATACGACGCGCCCATGCGCGCGGCCGGGATCAAGGCGCGCCGCCGAGAGAAACTAGCAATATCTGATCTGTTCGGTATCTAAGTGGGCAAACCATTCACCCCAAACCCAAAGCAGATCATTGCCGCCGAGTTGATGTCGCGCCCGCAATTACACACTTGTTTCGTCGGAGGGGCCAGGGCCGGCAAGACGTTCTGGATCGTGCGCGCCATCATCCTGCGCGCCATGCGCGCCCCAAGCTCGCGCCACCTGATCGCCCGCCACCGCTACAAGCACGTTGTCGCCTCGATCTGGAACGACACGCTGCCCAAGGTCATGCGGGAATGCTGGCCCGATATTCAGTACGTCAACCACATCGCGGACGGCTATTTGACGCTGCAGAACGGCAGCGAGATTTGGTTCCTCGGGCTGGACGAGAAAGAGCGGGTCGACAAGGTTTTGGGGTTGGAATTTGCCACGATATTTCTCAATGAATGCAGCCAAATCAGCTTTGCGTCCACGCTCGTCGTGCGCACCCGGCTGGCGCAAAAGATCGCAGGGCTGCCGCTGCGGGCCTATTACGACTTGAACCCGACCGGCTCAATGCACTGGACCAATCGCGAGTTCGGCCAGGGCAAGGATCCAATGACCGGCCAGCCGCTATTCAATCCGGAGGACTATGCGCGCATATACATGAACCCGGAGGACAACGCCGAGAACCTCGACGAGGCGACGTTGCGCATGTACCGCAACCTGCCGGGCAAATACCGAAAGCGGTTTTACGAGGGTGTGTACGTCCCCGAGATTGAGAACGCGCTGTGGACGATGGACACGCTGGCGCTATGCCGGCGCCGGCCCGAGGAAGTCAATATCAACCAAATGCAGCGCATGGTGGTCGGCGTCGATCCGTCAGGAACAAAGGGCGACGAGGAAACGCGGTCCAACGAGGTCGGCATTATCGTCGCGGGCCTGGGCTGGGACGGCTGCGGGTATCTATTCGACGATCTGACGTGCAATTTGCCGCCCGAGGGCTGGGCGCGCCGTGTTATCAACGCTTATCGGAATTATATGTGCGATCACGTCATTGCCGAGAGTAACTTCGGCGGCGACATGGTACGCGCGACTATCCACGCCGCCGATCGATCGGTTCCGGTGCGCATGGTGACGGCGAGCCGCGGCAAGGCATTACGGGCAGAACCTATATCGGCGCTGTACGAACCCACCACCACGCAGCCCGGCGTTATTCCGGCCAAGGGCAAAATCTTCCACGTTGGCGACGATGCAAAATGGGCTAGGCTGGAAGAGCAAATGCTCAATTTCTCGTCTGCAGGTTACGAGGGCGACAAGTCGCCCGATGCGGTCGACGCAGCAGTTCACGCATTAACCGACCTTATGATCGACAAACACACGAGACAGGATCACGGTGTTGTGCCGCAATCGATCCCGATATTTGCGCGTTGACCCTCGCGGACCTATGCTGCGTCGATTCACAGGAATGGCCAATGCGCCAAGAGCCAAACCAAGTAACGACTACGATAGCCATCGCCTTGATTATGACGATCCTCGCGATTTCCGCGTTCGTCGCGCTGGCCCTTGTGGTGTACTGATGGCCATTGACGAAAGAACCAAGAAAGCGATCCTCGACCGCCACGAATGGCTAGAGGACGTAATTGCCGGGCTGATGATAAACGGCGTCAAGCGCAGCGAGATAATGATTGTTCACGACCGGGACGCCAGTATCAGGGTGTTCGTTCGCGGCGTGGCCAAATACATTTGGCGGCTAGAGTGTCACTGACCGGAGCAGCCTGATGTTCAAGAAAATCGCCGACATGATCACGTATCCCGTTTGGGTGACGAAGCTCGGCGGCGACGCGCGGTTTAAGACGCTCGATCTTTACGACCGGCTGCTCGACGGCACGTTCTACGACCACCTCAATTATGCGTTCTACGACGAGACGGATCAGTCCGGTGCCATCGTCAAGCTGGTCAACCGGCGACCGAGTGCTCAATACCGGCTGCCTCGTATGGTCGCCAGATGGAGCTCGCGCAAGATGTTTGCCGGGCGCCATGCGCCAAAGATACGCCACGAGGACAAAGGCATCGCGCAGCGTGTGACCAACCTGCTTCGCAGGGCCAAATTTCAGCAGCAAATGAGCGCCGCCGTGCTGATGGGCAGCGTCGGCTCGGTCGCGATCACGTTCCGCGTCGAACGCGAGAACAAGGATTCCGATCCTAAGATCGCATTGAGCCTGTGGCGGGCGAAATACTGCGTCCCTAGCTTTGACACGATGGGCGACCTCGCGCAGCTGCGCGTGCAGTACCCGACATGCGGTGCCGCTTTCATCGCAATGGACGTCCCCGGCAAGGAAAGCATCATTCCGACAGACAATTATTGGTACGTGCGCGATTATCTGCCGGACAGGGAAATCACCTATCTGCCGGTCAAATATAGCGATTGGAACCCGGTCGACGGCTTTGTGAAGCCGGAACAAAAGTTCGAAGAGTGGGAGACGACCGAGCACAAGCTCGGGTTTGTTCCCGGCCATTGGTTCCGCAACCTGCCAGGCGCATCGCATCCGGACGGCTGCTGCACGTTTGAGGACGCAATTCCTAACTCAATCGAGTTGGATTTTACATTGAGCCAGATCGGCCGCGGCGTGCGCTACAACAGCGCGCCGACGCTCGTCGTCATTGGGAAGCTGCTCAACGACATCACGCGCGGCACGATGCAGCACATTCAACTAGAGGCCGGGTTCAAGAACGAAGACGGCATGGCCATCAACGCCGGCGACGCCAAGTTGCTCGAAATGAGCGGCACAGGCACCACGGCGGCCCTCGCGATGATCAAATCGCTGCGCGACATGGCGCTGGAGCAGATTGCGGCCAGCCGCAAAGACCCGGAAAAGACCAAGGCGCCGCTGTCGGGTCGCGCGATGGAATACCTAGACGAGGATGCCAACGACCTGATCATGGACCTGCGCAGCCAATACGGCGATAACGGCGCGCTGCCGCTTATCCGCAAGATTATGCTCGCGGCCAAGGAGTTGAACGACAACGAGGTGACCGGCCTGTCGCTGCAATGGCCGAGGCTCTACCAGCCGACGCCGGACGAGATCATGTCGCTTGTGACCGGGCTTGTGTTGGCGATGGACCCGATGAAACGTGCGACCCCGGCAACGCCGGGCCAGCCAGCGCAACCCGGAGCCGAAGGCAAGCCGGGCAAGCCCGCAATGCCGGCGCAGGAAGCGGTATCGCCCGATCCCGAGGAACAGCTGCTGACGTTCGAGGAAGCGCGGACCATCCTGCGCCAGGCGCTCGATATCACGATGCTGGACGTGGACGACGAGGAAATCTCCGAGGACACGAACGTTGATGAAAGCCCGACGCCACCGGACGAGCCGACACCTGCAGCGCCAGAACCGACGCCGATCGATCAAATTCCGCCGAGCGACCAGCCTGCGCTGCCGCCCGCTGGAGATCCTGCCAATACAGCCGTGCAGCAGCTAGGCGGCCGCATTTCAGGGCCGGTGAGGATTAACGGATGACCATGCTGACCGCCGTTCCCTCCGCTGCCGAGATTGCGCGCCGCCCGGTCGAGATCGACCTGCCGTTGCCACCTATCGGTGGAAAGTGCTGGCTGCTCGAAAACAAGGGCTTGTTCGTGCTGGCGCGCGGTCCAGGCGTGCTGCGAACGATTGCCTGTACACATGCTGGCTCCGGGTCGCTGGAAGCGATTGACGGTGTTCCTAGCGAGGACGGGTACTTTCCACGGCCGGACGCGGACGAAACAGCCAAGCAGGCGTTTGCGCGCAATGGCAGGATTCTCTATCGCGCGACGCCGGTAATTATGGGATCCTGGTTATTGGACGCCGGATTTATCCACGGCCTGACGATCCGCGCCGGCGGTGGCCATCAATCGGCAAGCGCGGTGGCGAGCATCGTTTGGATGCCGGTGCGCGCAACGAAAGTCGATGCGGCATGATCCTGGCCAGGCACAAGGCGGCGCTGATGCGCGGCTGCCTGCTGTGCGTCGGGCGGATGCCGTGGATCGCGTGGTCGCTGCGCGCGCGGCCAGTGTGGGGCGAGTTGTACGAACCAAGGAGATGAAATGGGCTACTTCGCTGATCTTGCCATGAAGTGGCGTGTTGGACGCAATGGACGATAGACCATGGTGGAACGTAGGGAAATGGCCGCGCTGGCTACGGCGGGTATTTGTCTGCACGTTCCCCATCAGCGGCCCGCTGTACGCCGTTTGCTGGATCATTGGCGGCACGCTGTTCTATCTCGCTATTGTTCCAATCGCGATCTTCAACACACTGGTGGGAGATTATTGGGACGATCCGCCGACTGGGAGGCCGTGATGTGGTGCTCAATCATGCTGATGGCATCCGAATGGTATGCTTGGCCCATGCGTCTGCATACGTCGAGCATGCCATGAGCAAGGTCGTTCCGTTGTGGCAAAACGAGAATTTCCTGTCGATCAAACGCGAGCCTGTGCGGCGGCTCAAAAGACGGGCCAAGGTCATTCGGATTGATCGGTACCGACGCAAGCGTGGGATTTGGAAGCGGTGAGCCACAAGACGCCAATCGATGTATTTGCTCCATCAGCGCCGGGCAGTCTGATGCGAGCATATCGGATCGACGAGGCTGGTCTGTTCCGCCTTGCACGCCGTTCATGTGAGCTTTATAGCGTTCAAATCGTGTCGGCGGGGGCTTGGGCGCGATGCCGGGTATTGAATGGGCTTGGTCGCGTGCTGTGGTATCAGCCAAGTTCCTTCACTGGTTCATTCTGGCTTGGCGCTGGCGCAGAGGATGGGCTGCTGGTCGAGATTGGCTCGCAAGATCGCGCGCCGTGCCTGTCAATAAATTGGCGAGAGAGCGACACGGAAATGGTGTAATGTGCCGACCGTCAACGTCCTTAGTGATTTATCAGGCTCAGTGGCCTTGCGTGTCGTCGAAAGCGGAATGCGAGTTGAAAAGCACGACAAGATCATCGAAATTGAAAGCATGAAAACCTTCTGGCCAGTTACGGCACCGTGCGCCGGTATCGTGCGCCACCGCGTTGAACTCGGCGAAGTGGTCGGCCAGGACCAGGTTGTCGCCACAATCGAAACGGAGTGACCATGACGATCCGCCCAACAAACCTTTATTCCATCGACTCGCCAGCATTTGGCGGGCCGTTTGGCCTCAACGCGACGCTGTTCGACAACGTGCTCGCAGCAGAATTCGAGGGGCTGTGGACGCCAATGTTCGGCATTAAACAGGCGTCGCTCGAGATCGCCGGCAAATTGGATTCCTTGTCGTGTCAGATCTACGGCACGAACTCAAAACTCCCGCTCAACGGCTACATCGTTACCGCGGCTGGGTCTCCAGCGGCCGGCGATATTCCGACGATCACGTTCGACAGTTCTAATCTGAGCGGCGACGCCGTTGCCATCGCTTACACAGCGATAAGCGGCGACACTGCGACAACGATTGCGGTCGCGCTTGTGGCGCTCATTAACGCGAGCATTCCGCTCGCCAGCATCGGCGTTCGTGCAAGCAACGTGGCGGGCGTGATTACGATCAACTGGCCGAGCAACCTGCCAGAAAGCGTTTTCGGTGTCGGCGCTGGAAATCCCGCGATGCCGCCCGAATCCAATGCAATCACGCTTGTGCCGACCGTTGGCGGCTCAGGTCCGGGAACGACACTCGCCCTCACGCTGCCGACAACCGGCGTTGCGCTTGGATCTGCGATCACCGCGCTTGGCCTAGCGACCATCGGCACAGTCATTCCGCGCTACATCAAGGCCCGTGTCACCACGCTGACCGGCACCGGCGCAAACGTCACCGGGAACCTGCAAGGTTCCGCATAAAGGCCGTACACGGCCGCCACCAGGAGAGCCCCAGCATGCCAGACGAACCCCTAACGCCGCCTGCAACACCGCCAGCACCGACGCCAGCGCCGCTCTTTGCCGACCGACTGGCCGAGGTGACGCGGCTTCAAAACGAAATGGCCAACACGCGGGCCGAAGCCGCCGCACACCGGATTGGCGAGCGCGAGGCGCGAGAGCAAGTGACGGCGGCAAATGCCCGCATCGCGGAAATCCAAGCTGAGGCCGACCGGCGTGTCACCGACGCAACCAATGCCAGCAACACGAGGGTGACCGCTTTGCAGAACCGGACTATCGAGGCCGAACTGAAAGCTGCCGCCGTTGCCGCCGGTCTGCAAGACGTCGATCTGATGCCGCTAATTGATCGAAAGGCCATCACATTCGACGACGCCGGAAACATCACTGGCATTCCGGAAGCCATCGCTGCGTTCAAAACGAGCAAGCCGACATATTTTGCCGCCGCGGCAGCGGCGGCCGCCCCGGCTCCCGTGCGCACCGGATCGCAAACTCCAGCGCCGCTTCCGAATCAGGCACCACCGGCCTCGACCGTTCGCGGCATGTCGCGCGAGGATTACGCGGCCGCCAAGAAGGCTGACCACAATCGGTTGAAGCGCGTCGGCTGACGATCAAGTTAAACGATATTTTGGCGTTGAATTGAACGGGAGCCGCTGGCGAAAGCTGGCGGCTCTTTTCGTTGAAAAGTCACGGCAATTTGACAACGTATAATCGGCTGCAATATAGATTGTGCCGATGCGATCCGTTCGTGCCACTTGATGCGGCACGGCAAGCCGACCAAACGGCGGACTTATCTGGCCAGGAGCCCGTAGCTTTGTGAAGCGGACTTAAACAAAACCGCAATGTCAAAGCCGAGACTGGCAACCCTTGTGACGGTTGCCGTGAGGTAGAGCCTCCGCGATCCCTCCCGGAATAACGGGACAGACGTTGGGATAGGGTGCTGGCACCCGCAACGATCCGGCAACGGATTGTCACCCAATTAACTGTCTCCGCAGGGGTCCCAAATGGCTTTCACAAATTTTCCGGCCGCACTCGTTCCGACGCTTCAAACTGGCTTTCTTGAGCGCGAATTTGAGGAAGGGCTGGATTCGATCCTAGCCTATCGGCGCGCCGCCCTTCAAGAAACGGTGCCATCGCGCATCGGTGAAACGCTGACGCGAACCCGCAAGGGCCGCAAGACGCCGGTCACCGTCGCAATGAACCCGTCGACCAATACGGGCCTCGACAACGGCCTGACACCTTCCAGTTTCACGGTCGAGCAATACAGCTTCTCGCTGTCGGAATACTCCGACACCGTGGACGTGAACATGATTCAGGAGTTGGCCGGCATTGCCGACCAGATGATCGCGGACAGCCGCAACAACGGCGTCCAGGCGGCTCAGTCTCTTGAGCGCATTGCCCGGTCCAAACTGTTCGGGGCTTACCTGGGCGGCAACAGCCGCGTGCGCACCGACCTTGGCGCCGGCGGCACCACCACGGCCCATGTGGACGACATTCGCGGGTTCACCACCGTTCTGGTCAACGGCGTTGTGACCGCGATCAGCAGCGGCAACCCGCTGACCGTCACCGAAACCAACATCGGCGGGGCAGGCGTCAATCAGACGCTGACCGTCACTTCGGCAGCTGCCGACGCCACCAACCATTCCAGCGTTCCGGACGGCGTTTCCGGCCTTTTGACGTTCTCCGCCGCGACCACGCCGGTTAACGGCGACGCGCTGGTGGCGAACAATGCCCCGAATATCCTGCGCCCGTTCTCGCACCTGACCACCGCGCAACTTACCGGCGGCGACGTGCTGACGATGGGCATTATCGAGGACGCGGTCGCCTACCTGCGCGACAACGGCGTGCCTCCGATGCAGGACGGAACGTATCACTGCATCCTCGACAACACTTCAATGCGGCAGTTGTGGGCCGATCAGGACTTCAAGGTTCTGTTCGCGGGCCGCAATGACAGCTCCGAATACCGCGATGGCGATATCATCCGGTTGCTGGGCGTCACGTACATTCCGACGACTGAGGCTTACGTGCAGCCGGCAGGCCAGCAATACAACGGCACGACCTACGGCCAAGCTGGCGGCGCGACTTCGCCAAGCAACAACGCGGTGCGCGTGCGCCGTCCGATCATCCTCGGCGCCGAGTGCATCATCCAGGGCGATTTCGAGGGCCTCGATACTTGGCTCGCGCGCCAGGGTGTCGATACCAACGCGATTGGCGAGGTGTTTCTGGTCAACGGCGTCGCACAAATCCTGCGCCCGCCACTCGACCGCCTGCAACAGTTCTGCTCGCTGTCGTGGACGTGGATCGGCGACTTTGCTGTACCAACCGACATCACGGCGACAACGAACATCATCCCGACTGCCAGCAATGCGCTCTACAAGCGCGCTGTGGTGATCGAGCACGCCGGCTAACGCTGGGGGCTTGAATTGAGCGCCGGGTAACGCCGGCCAACATGGAGTGACGAAATGAAGGCGCCGAGCAAGAATATCTCCGCTTCCCTCCGCGGCCAGACCACAGGCGGCCGCGCCGGCGAGGCTCCGCAGGTGTCGGGCATGAAGCCGGGCCCATCTATGGTGGTCCCTGGTGACGGCAAAGTGGAAGCGGCCCCTGGCACGCCGAAAGAGGCGTCGCGCAGCGCGGCCAATTTCACCGAGCCAATGTCTCGGTTCGGCGGCAAGTAACACCGTGGACAAGGGCCGCGCCACCAAGGTCGGGCCTTTCACCAAAACCGTGAAAGCCCAATACGCCGATCCCACCGGGAGCGATTGTTTCGTTCCCGGCTGGGACAAATCGGCGGGCGCAGGCCAATCAATGGATCACATCAAGCCCCGGCGCCGTATGGGGCAGAAAATGACACCAAAAGGCGTTGGCACGCTGATTTCGAAAGGGTGACGTCCGATGGTCGCGAATAATAACTCGATCCCTCCGCAGGGCACGCCGGGCGTATTCGATCCGCGCAATCCGACGATCCTGCCAAACTTCGACCGATCGGTCGTTTCGTCTGCTGCCAAGAATGGTGGCGTGACCACCGTCAATCATTCCAGCCCGCGCGGCTTTGTGACGGATAATCCGCGTGTTGACGCGACCGCGACCGCCACCATCGGCGGGTCGGCCTCGGCGGGCGACGAGGTCACAATCGACATTTTCAATCCGGCGTTCGCCAATCAGGGCCTTTCCAAGATTTCGATCACGCATGTTGTGACGACGGCCGATACGCTGACGTCCATCGCGGAAGAACTTGCCGCGCAGATCAACGACAATGCAAACGCGGAATATGCTGACGTGCGCGCGGACGCCGCTGGCGCCGTGGTTACGGTGCGGCAGGCCGGTCCGCTGGGCAATTTGACCGTTCTGACCTCGCCCGTTGGCGAGGGCGCTGTCATCACATGCGGCGGCACCGCGCTGACTGGCGATCAGATCAACGTGCTGTTTACCGGCCCAGGCTTGGGCAATGGCGTCACGGTTCAGACGACGCCGACGACCGGCAACAGCGCGACCGTCATGGGCGACGCGCTCGCGCTGGCCATCAACAACAACGCGACGCTATCGGGCCTTGGCTTTGTGGCAACCGACAGCACCGGCGCGATCACGATTACTGGCGTGCCGGCCGGCGACTACAAGATACAGTCGTGGGTCAATAAGACCGCGCCGACCGTTGTTGTCGGTGGCACTGCTGACGCGGCAGATGTGCTGACCGTCACGTTCACCGCCGCCAATCTGCCGGGCAGCCCGTATTCCGTCGAATACACGACGATCATCACCGACACGACGACTGCGCTCGCCGCGCTTGGCTTGACCAACGCGATCAATTCGGACCCCGTTCTCGCTGGCGCTGGCATCACCGGCGCGCTGACGAGCTCCACGATTGCCATCACCGTCCCGGTCGGCTTCGGCCAGGTGCGCTATAGCGAATCCGTTACCGGAACTTTGACGCTGACTGTCGCCGCAAACCCGACGACGACCGCCGTCACGACGGACGGGCAAACGGAAACCGTCACGTTCGGCAACAGCGGCAAGTTGGCGAGCGGCAGCGGCCCGATCTTCGTGGTCGACAATTTCACGTTCGCTGGCAGCGCGGGTCAGACGCAATCGTTCTGGTACGGGCAGCCGTATGTCCTCGGCTTCAACGTGCTGACCGCAATGGCAAACCAAGGGATGCCAATCGTATGAGCACTCGATTGGGATTCAAGCCATGCGTCGCCGGATGCGGCACGCTAGTGCATTACAAGTCGAAGGCCTGCAAATCGTGCGGCGCGGTGCAGACCGTTGCCGCCCCTGCCGTTCAGGATACGCCTAAATTGCCACCGGAGGCACCTGTGGCCCAAGAGCCAGTCAAATCTCCTGTGGCGGCCTCTGTGGTCCAAATGCCGGGGTCGGCAATGCTCGGCCCACACATCGCGCTCAACGACTTCCGCACCCAGCTTGGCGATGTCAATGTGTCGATCAAGCAGGGCAAGGTCGTGGTCGACCAAGTTTTAATCCGCAAGCTGCTCGAGAACGGCGCGCCTATCGTTCCGGCGAGCGATGCGAACAGCCTCGCTTGCTGCCCGTCTTGCGGCAAAGTTTTTGCTCCGAAGCCGGTCAAGGTCGGAGCGAAAGGCGCGGCGTGACCCGACATGGCATTGACCCTTGCTGATAAGAGCAACATTCGTAGACATCTTGGTTACCCCGTAGCCGGGCTCAGTCGCATTTCGCAGGCGGGCGCTAACCTCGCGCAAGGCGCGGCCGGTTGGCGGTTTTTCGAGGCGTTCGGCTTCCTCGAATACAAAATGAACAACATGAACCCGGACGAGGAATGCCGCCTGCTCGGGCGCGCGTTCGCCGCGGCTGCTCTTGTCGGCCCTCAACCGAATCCAGGCGATAGCGTGTCGCTCGTGCTCTCTGGTGGTCCTATCGGCTCGCCGCAGACGCTGACCGCGACCGTTCCAAATCCGCCGCCGGCCGGCGACTTGGCGATCAATCTGGTCAACGCGCTCGGCGCCGCTGGCGCATCGAACACCGTTCTGCAGGCCGCCGGGATCTTCACGTTCGCGCCGTACGGCACAGGCGCCTATTCGCAGAACTCAGTTCCGTTCCCGGAGGTCGGGTTCAACTGCACACAGGCCTTCGCGATGACTGGTAGCGGCACCGGCATCCTCGTCCCTCAGATCACCGCCAGTGGCGTGTTCCTGACGCCAAAGACTGTGCAGGCCGATGGCGTGACGACGATCTACGGCTACCTGCCGATCCTCGACAGCCTGGAAGGCGATTACGCCGGCACGGCTCAGAATATCGACACGGCGCAAGCCGATGTTTGGAAGCATACCGCCAACGAGGCCGGGCAGCGTCGATCACTTTATGAAAATTGGCGGCAATTACTGTCGGATTTCATCGGCGTTCGGCTGAACGACCGCGCTCGCTCGCGGCCTCAGCAAACTGGCGCGGTGAGTTTCGCCTGATGGTCAACTTTGCACAAATACAAAGGCACATCGACCGCGGCAAGGGCATCGCATCGAAGAAGCTCGGGCCGCCTTATACCTGCTATCGGATCACCGGCTCGTCTGCTGGCGACTTTCCGGAAGGGTGGACAGTCACAAAG